TATACCGCCGCATTTTGGCGGTCCTGCGGCGCCAGCATAAGTCCTAATCCTGTTACACATTTGCAGGCGGGGATCAGAAAATATACCAAACCCCATAGTATAAAAGACATTACGAAGGGGTTATATTTTTCCCTGGTTTTCTAGATATTTTTAAATATTATCAAACCTTTATATGATTTTATTGGACATTTTCTGCCATTTTGTGTAGGTTTTTAGAGTTGACAAATAGGAGGTTTGGGGGTATAATCTGCCAAGGTTTGTAAGGTTTGAAGGTTTGACAATGTGAAGGTTTTGTGATAGGAGGTTTGGGGCCCCCAAGACATTACGATCCCTTCTGTATAAATGCGCCATCACCCACTATCCTCCACTTTCCTCCACTTTAAGATAAATCTAAAAAATATCAGTAACATTTAACCTGTGGATAACTACAGTAAATCTGTGGATAACTCTATCAAACCTGTGCATAACCCTGTGGATAACTATGCTAACAAACCTTAAAACCTTACATCCCACCTGTGGATAACTCTGTGATATCATGGACATATGAAACCTTTTCTGATCATAATGTTAGGCCTATTCATCTTTCTAAACTACATGGCTTATCTGCAACAAATCCGTATGGGTGGATAAACCAGGGTATTGATCTCTCTGGCTGTCTGGCATATCGGGCTATATCTTATACTAGACATTACGATACTGGCTTTACTTCCCCCGAATTTTCTGATATGATGTAGGTATGACATGTACAAAGTATGGATGCGACTATGAACTAGACCTTGATGGTCAGGTAACCTGTACTGTCTGTGGGGCTATGAAAGAGCCTACAAACCTTGATAACTTATAGGCTATACTAGGCTTATGCCATCCAAAAAGGAAAAACAGGATCTGCAACAAAAATATTTTAACAAGGTACGATTAAATAATAAAGAACTATGGAGCCTATGTTATATATGTTCCAAACCTAGACATTCTTTTACCACTGTGGAGAATATACCTATGCCTGTGTGTAAGGAACACTCTTAATATACCGTGCAAAATTAGGCTATTAACCAATGGTGAGTCGTTAGACTCAGGGGGAGGTTTGTAAATCCTATTTTGCGCCGAACTTGACAAACTATCCGCCGAACTGTATAATGGATATATGAGCATAGACGAAATGACATTACGAGAAGAGATTGCCAGGGCTATTGAGGCCATAGAAATTAAAGACTCAGTTACCAATGCCTTGGGTATGCGTATAGAAGCAGCAAAGGTTGCACGAGGATTGGATAATTATATGACTCGGTGGTTTGAAAAACAAGTGGATTTTGAGTAAATAACATTTGATTACGGGTATTCGTTAGTTACTTGACCAAACCCTCAACTTAAGGTATACTGGATATATGAACCAATTTATGGACAACTATGCTTCTTGGGTGCTCGCTGTCATTGGGGTGTCAGGAATATACTTTGTAGGTCGTAAAAGTTTCTTTGGCTGGTATATTCTTTTATTTAATGAGACCCTGTGGATAGTTTATGCTGTTGCTACAAAACAGTACGGATTTATATTTTCTGCCCTTGCATACGGGGTAGTCTATATACAGTCTCATAGACATTGGAAGTCTTTAGATAAAGAACAGATGCATATGAAAGACTTTCTTAGGAGAGTATATGAAGCCTAACCAATGTGCAAAGTGTGAGATGAGCCTTAAAGATCCACTATTCTGGGAACTTCATCAAACCATGACAGATAGCAGAATTTGGTGTGCATATGGCAAAAGAGTGTAGCCATACTTGGTATATGCGTGAATTAGGTATACAATGTACTAAGTGTCTAGTTTTATGGGAGAGCGATGAAAGAGCCTAAGATAGCCCAAATGGACTGGCGTAGCCTAGGTTATTGGCCTGTATGGAAAGATGGAAAGAAAGTGTGGGTACCTAAAGATGAACCATTCAACAAAGATTCAAAAGACTAAGATTCTTCCATTACGATGGATAGGAAATTTCTGTGGGGAATATGCTGGTAATCACCTTGTTAAGGCTATTGACTTAGATGAGGAGTTAGATAGTAACTTAGGGTTTCGTTATAAATACCACGCAAAAATGTGGGTACTGCTTAACAAACCTTACGAATGGTGGGGCACATATTACCAAATAGATACTGATAAATGGAAGAACGAGATAGATCAGATGAGAATAGATATGGCAGATGAAGGCTGGGATGATTACGATGCCCTTGGTAAAGCCTACTGGGATAAAGATGATTAATCTTGAGATTCCTGATCCATTCCAAACCTTTGTAGCCAAAAAGTATGCTAACGCAAAGGGTTATGTACATGATTTCTTTACTGGGGAATGGTCTTATAAGTGTTTAACTTGTAAGGAAGATCTTTCTGCCCCGTCCCGCAAAATTATGACAAAGATTAGACTATATCACACAAGAAATGAGTGTACAGGTGGATACTGAAGAAGAGTTTGACCTAGAGTTTAGTCCTGAAGAAATGATGACTTTATACGGAGTATACAGTCTTGAAGATTTAGATAGGATTGATTAATGCTTTTACATATATTATACGGAATGCTATTTGGATATTTACTTGCTACATTTCAAATAGCAAGGTTACTGGTTAGAAAAGGTTATCGTAGGTTTGATGAAATACCAGATAAATATTAGTCTAGACCTGATAGAATAGGTATACAAGGAGAACGATGTTTTGTAATTATTGCGGGAATAGATTAGAGTTCGGTGATTGTAATTATTGTAATGATAATAACAATGCCCTGAGAGAATTTGAGGAAGAAGATGATTAATATTTTATTTTTGATCCCTGCATTTATTGCTGGGTATATAGCATGTTATTTTGTTATGACCTACAAGGTCAAATAAATTAAGGTTTGTAGCAAATGTGGGCTTAACTTAGATAAGTCCCAGTTTTCTCCATCTTCTGGTGGAAAGTACTTAAGGCCAGAGTGTAGGTCTTGTGCTTCCAAATTGGCAAAGCAAAGGCTAGAACTAAGGAAGGTTTGGGGCTATCCAGAAGAAGACCATACCTGCCCTATCTGTTTAAAGACTGAACAAGAACTCAAGGGTACTGGAGGAAATGCCAGTATCTGGGTAGTAGATCATGACCATATTACTAATAGTTTTAGAGGTCATATCTGTCATAACTGTAATCGTGGTCTTGGTGTATTTCAAGATGATGTTGATAGATTAGAAAGAGCAATTAACTACTTAAGCACCAGTAGCCAAGTTGGTTAAGGCACCGAACTCATAATTCGGCTATCGTAGGTTCAAGTCCTACCTGGTGTACCAAACCTCTGTAGTTCAGTGGATAGAACACAGGACTTCTAAGCCTGGTGTCGCAAGTTCAATTCTTGCCAGAGGTGCTATAATAGATAAAACAAAAAGGGGTAGTCGTGGCTAACATAGTTTTTCTTGGTAATTTTGAAGTATCTTACAGTAGTGAGAATCATCACGCTAGTAGTCTAGAGTCTTTAGGCCATACCGTCACAAAATTGCAGGAGCGTAAGGCCAAGACCCAAACCATCCTAGAAAAAGCATTAGAGTCTGATTTATTTATCTGGGTACACACACATGGCTGGGAAACTGGTGGAAACATCTCAATGGATGACGTTCTTAATAAACTTAACTCTGCTGGTGTTCCTACTATGACATATCATCTAGACTTATGGTTTGGCCTTGATAGACAAAATGATCTTAAGCATGATAGTTTCTATAGAACTATTGGACATTTCTTCACTGTAGATAAACTTATGGCTGATTGGTTTGATCACAATACCGCCGTAAAAGGCCACTTCATGCCTGCTGGGGTATACGATAAAGAATGCTACATCCACCCAGACTATGACACACAAAACTTTGAATACGATGTTATCTTTGTTGGCAGCAAAAGATATCACCATGAACATAAATATCGTCCAGAACTAATTGATTTCTTAAGAAAAACATATGGCAAAAGATTTTTACATGTAGGCGGAGATGGAGATACTGGAACTATTCGTGGAGATGCACTAAACCGTATTTATGCCAAGAGTAAGATTGCAGTTGGAGATAGTCTTAACATAGGATTTGAATATCCTTACTACACTAGTGATAGGTTGTTTGAGTCTACTGGTCGTGGTGGTTTTACCATCTACCCAGAAATTAAGGGACTAGATGAATACTTTATGCCTGATGAAGTTGTATTTTATAAGCATGGAAACTTTAATGACTTAAGAGATAAGATAGATCAGTATCTTGAAAACTCTTTGGTACGAGAAAGAATCAGAGTTAACGGTCACAACCGTACAAAGAAAGAACATACATATGTTCACAGATGGACTGCAATCTTAGAAGAGTTGGGTATTAAATGAATTGCTTAGTAACTGGAGGAGCAGGCTTTATTGGATCTAATCTTGTTGATAAACTTATAGACCTTGGTCATAATGTTATCTGTATAGATAATGAGTCAGCAGAGTGCCATGAGCAATTTTACTGGAACCCAAAAGCAAATAATTATAAATATGATATATGTGACTATAACAAGATAGAACATTTGTTTAATGGAATTGACTATGTATTTCATATTGCATCCGATGCAAGAATTCAACCAGCAATACTAAACCCTAGAAAATCTATTGAGTCTAACGCAGTGGGAACTGCTAATGTATTAGAACTGTCTCGCTTAGCAAAAGTAAAGAAGTTTGTTTATTCTAGTACATCATCTGCCTATGGTAAGAAAGCAATACTTCCAAACATAGAAACACAGGCATCTGACCCACTAACCCCATACTCTGCAGCAAAGGTATTTGGTGAAAACCTTGCAAGAGTTTATTATAATCTTTATGGTCTTGAGACTATATCACTTAGATACTTTAATGTTTATGGAGATAGACAACCGCTAAAGGGTCAGTATGCACCAGTAATAGGACTGTTCTTAAAGCAATATCATGAAGGCAAACCACTGACAGTTGTTGGAGATGGATCTCAACGCAGAGACTTTACACATATATCAGATGTAGTGGAAGCAAATATTCTTGCATCTGAAGTAAGTCATGGCTTTGGTGAGGTATATAACATTGGGTATGGAAGTAACTACTCTATACTTGATATTGCTAATATGATTTCAAACGATGTTAAGTTTATCCCGTCAAGAATTGGGGAAGTGCAAGAAACTCTTGCGTCTAATGAAAAGTTTAAAGGTTTAACTGGTTGGACACCAAAGGTATCACTAATAGAATGGTTAAGCAAATGACAGAAATGAGAAAAGTAATAATTAATGGTGAGTTTGAGATTACTTTGCCAGAACATCGTGCTGCACGTCCTGATTGGTATCAGCCACACGGATGGGAAAAGCCAAGACTAAAGCATATGTCAGAGAACATTTCTTCTGGAGATGTTATGTATTATGTTGGTGCAGAAGAAGGGGAAATGCCTGCTCTGTGTCAAATGTGGGGTGCAGAAGTTGTTTTGTTTGAGCCAAATCCAAAGGTGTGGTCACACTTTCCATCTCTTTGGAATGCAAATAATTTAGAGATGCCTCTTGCATGTATCCCTGGGTTTGCATCTGATAAAGACAACAAACTTGCACGTATATATTATAGTGAGTTTCCACCAGAAGCAGATGCTCCTATTGAGGCTGCACATGGATTTAAAGAACTTCAATATGAAGCAAATAAATATGGACAAACAAAGATTGATACATTAGTTTATGAAAAAGGATTAAAGCCACCGACAGCAATTTCACTTGATGTTGAAGGAAGCGAATGGCGTGTTCTTGGTGGTGCAGAAAAAGTTATGAGAGAATTTAAACCAAAGATTTGGCTGTCTGGTCATCCAGAATTTATGATGATGTATTGGAAAGAATACCTATATGATCTAAGACAGTTTATCAAAGGTATTGGCTATACAGAACACCTAATAGACTATCAGCATGAGGTTCATTTATATTATGAATCAATATAACGCATACTTATATTCTCATGATGGACAAGACTATGCAAATGACAAATGGGATTATGGATTATTAAAAGAAATATTTGATAAGCATGAAGTAGATCAAGTAAGGGTTACAGAGATTCCAAAAGCAGATAAAGCCTTTGTTGTAATCCCTGGACCACAAACTGCTGGCAATGAAGAACTCTTGTCTAATGAATTAAATAAACTTTCTAGAGTTGTTTTATTTATTAATGGAGATGAGAATGCTAGGTTTGATGTAAGTAAAATTAGACATAATAATATTGAGATATGGATTCAATACCCTCATGAAAAGCATGATCAATATAACAAGATGCCAATTGGAGTTCCACAACACCTAAAGGACAACGCTCCAGAATATAAAGAAAAAGAATATGATGTATATTTTGGGGGACAGATAACACACTCAAGAAGAAAAGAGTTAGCATTGGTTATGCCAATCCTAAAAAATTCACTCTATGGACCAACAAAAGGATTCTCTTTGGGAGATAAGCCAAAAGATTACTACGCTAAACTCTCAAGTGCAAAGATTGCTCCTTGCCCATCTGGTGCAGCAGTAATAGATACATTTAGATTCTTTGAATCAATAGAGTTATTAACTCTTCCTATTGCAGATAAACTAGATCCAAGCATGAAAGAGACAAAGTTTTATATGAAAATGTTTGGTCCTGAATTTCCTGTTCAGTCTGTAGATAATTGGAATAATATTGAAAAACTTCTTCCAGAGTTACTAGACAACTATCCAAATAACATGCACAGGGTTGTTGGTTGGTGGATTAAATATAAAAGAGATCTGGGTATTAAGATAATGGAGCAATTAAATGCATAAAAGAGATATAACTATTGTTTTGGTAACTTCTGTTTTGCCATCTCATCCTAATACAGATATCATAGATGAAACAATTAAGTCTATTAGATTTCATTTTCCAGATAATGAGATAATCATGCAGATTGATGGATTAAGAAGAGAACAGAATCACCGCAAGGCAGACTATGATGAATATAAAAATCGTATTTTATGGAAATGTTTGCATGAATATAAAAATGTTCTGCCAATGGTTTTTGAAAGTCATATCCACCAAACAGGAATGATGCGACTAACAATGCCAGAAATAAAAACATCGTTGCTTCTTTATATTGAAGGAGATGCCCCTCTTACAACTGATCCTATTGATTGGGAAAAATGTTTAGACATGATTGAGTATGGCAAAGCAAACACTATTCGTTTTCACTTTGAAGCCTTTATTCCAGAACCTCACAAACACTTAATGTTTGATTTAGAAGATGGATTTTTAAAGACTGCTCAATGGAGCCAACGTCCACACCTAACCAAAAAGAGTTATTACGCAGATGTTGTCTTGCCATCATGTGATAAATTCTTTTTTATAGAAGATACTTTTCATGGCAAGGTTCAAGATGATATTTTGCCATATGATATTTTTAGCGAAGATGGCTGGAATATTCATAAGTTATGGATCTATCATCCTGATATAAACATTAAAAGGTCTTACCATCTAGATGGTCGTGACGGTCATAAAAAATTTACTACAGATGATAATTTTTGGGGATATAAAGAATGAGACTAGGAATCATAGCAAGATCTGATAACACTGGACTGGGTAATCAAACCAGAGAACTAGTCGATATGCTAAACCCTGACAAAATTCTACTCATTAACTCAAGTTTTTTTAATCAAAACAAACAACATCCAGAGTGGTATGCAGGTTATAACTGCATTACAACAGACAGAGGGTTTCCTAGACAGGGTGAGATAAAAGAATTTTTACGAAACCTTGACGTTGTTATTAGTTGTGAAACCTTCTACTCACCACAGTTTATTGATATGGCTAGAATGGCTGGTATAAAAACCATCCTTCAATATAACTACGAATTTTTAGGTAACCTACAACACGAAGACTGGTCATTACCAGATGTGTTATTGGCTCCAAGTACTTGGCACATAGATGATATTAAGAATCTATATGGTCATAGATGTGAAGTTATTCATCTACCGCCGCCAACTGACGCAGAGTTATTTAAAAATGTAAGAAATGTAAATGCACAAGACCATAAAAGAATTCTACATGTTGCTGGCAAAGCAGCAGTTAAAGATCGCAACGGAACAGAAACTGTTATTAAGATGCTTGAATATTCAAAGGAAGATTATAAATTAGTTATTAAAACACAAACACCTTTAGAGATTAAAACAACAGATGAAAGAATTATTATAGAGACCGATAACGTTGTAAATAAACAAGATCTATACTATGGTTACGATGCAATGGTATTACCTAGAAGATATGCTGGATTATGTCTGCCTATGAATGAGGCATTGATGAGTGGCCTACCAGTATTTATGCCAAGGGTTTCTCCAAACACAACGGTATTACCAGATGAATGGACACTAGAGGCTGAAAGAATTGATAGGTTTAAAGCAAAAGCAATTGTAGATGTTTGGTCAGTTAATCCTAAATCGCTTGCTGAACTTATTGATAACTATATTGTTAGTGATAAGCAGGCTATGAAAACAAAAGCATTTAATTTAGGGTTTGAACATTTTTCAAGAGAATCATTAAAAGAAAAATATATAAACATTATTAACTCATAAAACAAAAAAGCCAGCCTATCTCTAGACTGGCAATTCTGTAAGTAAATATTACTTCTTTGGTGCTGCCTTCTTAGCAACAGCCTTCTTGACAGCCTTCTTTGCAGGTGCCTTAGCAGCCTTCAGAGCCATCTCTACGGCCTTAGCATCTGGCAAGATACCAAAAGCCTTGTCGTTAGGATTGATTGCTCTAATTGCAACTGGTGCAATCGCTGCAACAAGGGCAGTCCATAGATCCTTTGGATCTGTTACGCCTGCCATGTATAGTGCAAGGCCTGATGCAAGGACTGAACGTCCGTATGATGCAAGTAGTGCCTTTAGTTGTTCTGTGTTCATGTTTCCTCCTAGGATAGAACTTTAATTAGTATAGCATATCCAGCCCATAGCCCTACAATTCCTGCGACTCCCGCAAAAACTGGTGGTGCTGGTACTGGCAATTTGAATGCAGCAAATACAACACCACATCCAAAACCTGTTAATGTTGATAATAATATATCTTTCATTATCTTATTTCATCTTCTGGCAGCAGTGTTTTTAATTCTTTGTATGCCTTTGAAATATTTTTCATAGATGGATAATCTGGTCTTGACATAGACAGTGCTTCTCCATATTCATCAAAGTATGATACATCTGCATCAACATCATTAACAAATTTGGTTAATCCTTTTTGTACGTTTTCAATATATGAGAAAGCCCAGTCTCGTGAGTCAGAAAGAAACTTAATAAAGTTTTCTTTATGTATTGATTCATCTGAATTTTCTTTTGCCTTGATAGATTTTGTTATGTCGGCATATTCTTGAAGCAAAGTATTTTCAATAAAAAGTCTTGCAATGTCTTTTTTAAGTTTAACGGATTGTCTTAGTACCAATAGATATGATAATGCAAAGCAAACTGACAATGTTGCAAAAACAACAATAAAAATATCTTTCATATCCCCACTCCACATGTTTTAAGTATATCCTAATCCTGCGTGTTTGTCAAATTATAAAAATCTTTAAAGTTAGTATTAGTAAAGATCTCATACTCTGCAAGACTTCTAACATTTCCAGCACCAAAGATTCCCTCTTCTTCACCACAAAGGATTCTTCTTTGTTTCTTGTATGATATTTCTTCTAACTCTTTCCAAGACAAACCTCTTAGATTTTTATCTCCCCAAATCTTATAGTACCCACCACGAGAATAAAAATGATAGACAATATTTTTTGCAGGGGAATAAATATCCCAGCCTCTAGTCCAAGCCCTCATAGCAAAACAAATTTCCTCACCAAAGAAACTTAGATCTGCATCGTATGGAAGTGCATTAACCATTGCTCCATAAGAAAAAATAAAACCACCAAGAACAGTTTCTGATATCTCTGGATCTTCTTTTACTCTATTTATAAACTCAAGTCTTTCTGCTGTCCATTGATTCCTTCTGTTTAAGGCTATCTTCTGTCTGGTTGGATATGACTTTATCTTTGGATGTTTTTTGATTAAATGCATACCGCCATTACTTTCTGGCTCGTAGGGTGCAGGGAAATATGAAAGAAGAACTGATGAATGACCAGAAATATTCTTAGCCCTTTCTAGTTGATCAATAGATATAGAGTCCCAGTCTTTTGCAAACCTTGTGTGTGAGTCAATTTGAAGGAAGTAGTCTTGGTTGTTGTATAGTTCCATGGCCTTTGCTCTTGCATACCCCGCACCTCTGGCTTCTTTAGAGTGCATAGTTACAAGGGATAGGTTTGGGACTGAGTCAAAGTTTGGCATTTCTAATGGCAGGCCCTGATAAACAACACCAAAGTGTAGGTTTTCTGGATTACTTGCATTGTCGATAGCGCTCTTAATAGTATAAGGAAGTTCTGGATCACGGAAAGATGCTATAGATATAAAGATTGTCATTTAATAGCCTCTCTTGTAACTAACACTATTGCGCCTTCCATCTCTAATGCTTTTTTTGCATTCAGCACATATTGTAATGCCTGTATTTTGTCATCATGGACCATTCTTGCAAATACATATTCGTCCAGTTTAATTGTTAAAAAATGTTCATTATCAATTAACTCTATCTTAAAATTATTTGGGGGAATGATAGAATGAAAAGCCCTACGCATTTGATCTGTATACAACTACTTCTCCATTGTCAATGACTGCCACGTGTTGGCCCAGTCTTGCTTTGTCTTATGCTTGTTAAACTCTCTAGATATATTTCCTAGTTCAAGGAATACACCACCCCAAACACCATACTCTTTGCCAGAAACACCGTTGGCAAAACAAATATTTGCTACTGGGCATCGTTGACACATTGAGTCTACGATTGGACGGACATCAAGAACTTCTTCATACTTATCAAAAAATATATTAGTATCAAGTCCAAGGCAGGCTGCTTCATCTTTCCACAAATGTTGTTTCATTTACTGACCGTATTTGTTTGGAATATCCCAACCATTACGATTAAGGTTAAAAGTTTTTTGTAGGTACCATGCATTTTTTACACGTACACCGCTTGGTGATGTTCTGGCAAGATCTGATCTCTTACGCTCTACAACATCCCAGCCTATCCATGCTAGTTCTTTATTCTTTGAAACAATTGTTTCCATGTGTGCTAATGAATTGATTATCATGATACTCTTTCTATTAATAACGGAATATTCCAACTTCTACATTTTTTAATTCTGCAGAGTGGACTAATTTTGATACAGATTCTTTTGGCTTACTTAGGAATGCAAAATAGTTTATGTGCTCCATATTTTCTTGAACCCAAGATTCTGGAACTTTATAAAACTTTATTTTACGACCCCTGGCTTTCATGCCTCGTTCTGAAAGGTTTGAGAATTCTGAAACAAAAGAATTGATTTTTGCAGGACCAACAGAATAAATTGTAAAGTCCTTTTCATCATTTTTCATTCCTGATAATGCAACGCTCATTGCACGAAGAAACAAGTTGTAGTCGTCAAACTCGTTAGTTCCTTGCACCGCCACTATCATTTTTTCTCCCACCGTTTAAGTTATCCAGGATGAATAACATTTTGTTTACTTCTTTTGGAGACATCGTTGATATGTCTATTGGTTTTCCAGTCTCTGGTCTAACCTGACCATTATCTGTGTCACCAACATAGAACATATTATTAGATACCCAATATGCTTTTTGATCTATTACAAGAAACTTAGTAGTTTTCTTTTCTTTCCAAATCTTAGATTGAGAAGAAGCAACTTCGTTATCAAAAATATCTCTAAAGAAAAACTCCTTTAACATATTGTGCATATCGCTTTGACGATATAAGGTTTTGTTAAAAGATTTCTTTTCTTTTTTACTTATTACTATAAGTATAGAGGAAAACACAGCCAATGTCAAGCCAACAACTAGGGCAATCTCCATGGTTTCTCCTAACTATTTAGTTATTTTTTTTGCTAATATTATTTTTTTCTAATGCTGGATCTATAGCCAAAACTCTATTAAGTTTTAACTGTGATTGCAACAAGTTAAACTCCATGTCTGTTGCCTTTTGCTTATAAAATATAACTAACTGTCTTACTTCTTCAACTGTTAAGTCTTCCATAATTTATTTCCCCCTTAAACTAAATGGACTTCCATCCCATGCTTTTTCTGCTTTACTTTTTTCTCTGTTTACTATTGCCCGACTCCAAGCAAATCCTGCATCTCCACCCCAGGCTAACCACATGATCTTGCCATTAGATGGATTCTCTGCGTTATCAAAATCTTTTCCTTTTTTATCTACTTCGTGACGTGAAAAGAAAGAGTACATTCTTTTAACAGTATCAAGAGACATGGCTGCACCATTTACGATATCAGTTGCCCTACCCCAACCTACTGGAGTACCAGCACCTCTTGCTTTACCATCTTCTTTATACTTTAAAGCACGTCTTGCAGCAGCCTTCATGCCTGCATTAGGTGAGTATGTCTCTGCCATTATTTATCCTTCTTTGTATGCTTTACTTCATATGGACCAAGAATAGATTTAACTGTACCGTTTTTATTCATGCGTACAATCTTTCCGTCCTTAATTTGTGTTGCATTAAATGATTGTGCTTTTTTCTTTGGCATTATTTTAAAAATCCATTCCAAAAATTATCCGATCCTAATTCTTTTTTAGACTTATAGGTTCCACCACGACGCTTGTATTCTTGTACTACCCAAGAGTTTGCAACTGCAGAGGGATACACATCAAATTTATCCTTTGCTGCTTGTACAACTCTTGCATAAAGTTTTGGATTAGAAGGTTCTGATCCACCTGAACGTGGCTTAATTATATCTGCATAGTTAGGCTTTTTTGCTTTGCCAATTGATGAATCGTACATTGCCATAGCAACTTCTGAATCCATTTCTTCGCTATCGTCTTCCATCATGTGATTGTTTATATCTGCAACCTTTGCATCCATATACATCATTCCAATACTGTAAGCGGTTGGTTCCCACTTGCCATCTTCTTCTTTATAAATTCTAACAGACATTGCTGGGTTTTCTGGTGGCATTGATTCAAGGGCATACTCTGATCCAGGCGTACCTAGTGTCCCACCTTCAATCATGATGTGCTCTACAACTCCGTGGACCATACCCTCAGAGGTAGAACCCATCACAAAATCGCCTTCTTTAATGTGGTTCATAATGAACCTCCTAATCTATACATTGATTATATCAGATTTTACTTCTTTAATAGTCTTTTGACTTCTTCTAATGCCCAGATTTCTGGCTTAGTAAGTTTAGAAATCTCATCCTTGTCAATACCCTTTTCAGATATGGTAACGACTGGATCTGGCAAGAAAAAATCAATATTTACATAGCCCTTTTCCCATAGGTTTAATAGGTCTCTGTTTACTGTCTTAAGATGATCCTCATACATATCTGGCATAATCTCTTTCATCTTAGATGTTATGGCATAGAGGAACTCCCCAGTTTCAGAGTCTAGCCCAGCAACCTCTAAGGCACCTTGAAGTATAAGGTTCTTTATTAACTCGTCTTCCTTGTTACTCATACCTAATCAATTCCTCTAACTGTTGCCTTGTCTTTGCACCAGTTACACGATGAATTTCTTTGTTGTCTTTCATTACTACAAAAGTAGGAACAGACTTAATCTCAAAATCCTGAGCCATCTCAATTTCTGAATCAACATCAATAATAAAGAATTTAGCCATGATCTGTTCACGGTTTAACTCTTCAACGATTGGCCTTGTTTGTTTACAAGGATTGCACCAATCAGCAGTAAAGTAAAGAATCATTTTCATTACTTACCTGATTTTAATCTAGCCTTTTTAAGTGCTTCAAAATCCTTAACTTTAGTATCTCCTAGGTAGCCCCAAGCATACCCATCATTAATCATTTTATCATTGAGAGATACTGTATCTCCATTAACATATACCCAGCCTAAAATGCGACCATACTTTTCAGATGAGTCCATCTTTTCAGTCTTAATTACAACAGACTTAGCATCCTTAAAATACTTCTTTAGGTACTCTTTAGCCTCAAGACCAAGAGCCTTCTCAGCAAGATCCTTTGTACGGGACTCAGGGGTATCAATGCCAGCCAATCTTACACGGGACTGAAACAAAATATCAAACCCTAAATCAATAAGAACATCAATGGTATCTCCATCTACTACGTTCTCTACTTTTCTTACATAGTACTCATACATTATTTTCTCCCCCATTTAACTTTATTCCAACCACGCTCATGTGCGTAGTAGATAAATACTTTAACTACCGTTTCCCAAAAGGCAATTGCACCTGACAGGCTGGCACTTCTTGTTATAACATAGGCAACAACAAATGAAGAAAGTGTTCCCCATATGCGATAACTTAATGCCTTGGCAAAAGATCTGGCCTTAGTTACTGTCATCTTTATCTTTCTTCTTAAACATTGCTGCTACCATTCGGTCTTCAGCATCATTCATTGCTTGTCCTGACTGCTCTAATTTTTTAAAGACCCAACTGCTTGCGTTTTTCAGTAGCCGAAATAGCATGAATGTCTGCCCCCAAATCTACTTGTTCAATCTTGTATCCTACATCACGACCATATACAATGTTGGTAATGTTAGGTAGTCTTAATACTAATGCCCCATCCATAAAGTCATCCTTGGCAATATATTCTTTTACTTGATCAAACTTAAGGGGATCCTTATCGCTTGTATTGTAGGTATTACGTACTCCAAGAAGTACTTGGTCAGTTCTCTTACCAGCCTCCTTGTAAAGGGCGTGGTGGCCCTCGTGCCAGGGCTGGTACCTACCCAGCATAAGAGTTGTAGGTGCAGACCAATCATGTAGACTAAATTTATCAATGATGTGAGATGCCTTTGCTTCTGAATTCAAGTTGTGACTAATGAATGATACATCAAACTCTGTTGGTCGTTCAAACATTTTGTTTGTGTCTTCAAAGCGACCTTCTGCAATTGTATCCATGAAGACTAGGATATCTGGCTTGCCAAATGCTACACGAGTTAGATCTGTTGGGCATACAAAATCAACGATTACTGGGGCAACTCCCTGATTGGAGATAAGTCTTGCCATCTCACCCATACGGCGAGCCTGCTCAAGTCTATCCTCTGGTGCAAAACCTAAATCTGAATTTACAGTTGCACGAACCTCATCTGCATTAAGATGTATTGCGTTAATACGTTCTTTTAGTGCTTTTGCTAATTCTGTCTTGCCAGAACCAGGCAACCCCATAATCTGAATAATCATTTTTACCCCTTAACTAGTTTTTCTCTTTCGTCAACTACAGTTAATGCAAAAGACATCATCTTTTTATATCCCTCTGCATCATTCATAATCTTATTATAGTGATGGCCACAAAACATTAAATCTCCAGATATTCCAGTTACCTTTACAAGTGCTTCTGATGCACATAAATCACAACGATCTGTTGCTTTTAATAGCCATTCTTTTTGAACAACTTCTTCTGTCATTGTCATGTTCATAGTATACCGCTACTTTCTGTTATCAGTGGAATAGAATCCGCTACCGTTGAATACTGCTGTTACATTAGAGTATACACGTTCCAGTGGTAGAGTGCAAGTTTCACACTCATACCCTGGATCGTTTTCTTTAATTGATCGTTGTTTGACTATAATACCCTGACAAGATCCAGTGCAGTTATATTCATAAACTGGCATTATTTAACTTTTCCACCAAACTTTGCCCAAACTCTTTCATGAAGGAAATATCCAAGTGCTTCCCATCCAATGTAAATAAGAGCACCAAGACTAGCATATTCCCACTCACCAGTAAAAAGATAAATAACACCAGCAACACCAACAAGATGAAATGTTTCCCAACTTGCTGTCTTTAGTAATGTTCTTTTTGTTGATTCCATCTTACTTTGCCTTTTTTGCTAAAGGTTTTGCTGCTTTCTTTGCAGCATCTGGAGATGTAGACTTAACTGGAGTTGCTGCCAACTTATTAAGAAGTGGAGCATTTTCTTCACCAGTATAAACTGGACGACCCCAACCAACTACAGCATTAAGCAACTTCTTTTTGTTATTCTTTACATAGCCACGAGTCTTCTCAACACACATTCCGCCGTTGCGTTGATCTCCCTTTGCAGTTCCTGAAGTGTTTCCTTCAATAACTTGGATAGTTCCATCGCCATTGTTCTTAATGCAAAGACCAACATGTGAAATACGATTTACACCATCATCTGGGAAATCAAAATAAATCCAGTCTCCTGCTTGTGGATCATCATTACGTGCATCTGACCAACGGCCTTCTTTTTTAAACTGATCTGATGCTGCTACTGTTGATGCAGACTTTGGAAACTTTGCTACCCCCGCAGTAAATGCACACCAAGAAACGAATGACTGGCACCATGGCTGGAAGTTAACCTTTATCCATGCACCATACTTTGTTTCGTTATCTTTAGGACCTTCAATGGTTCCTAACTCTTTCTTTGCAACCTCAATGATTGCTTCTAGACTACCCTTTGCTGCCATTTTTATCTCCTAATATTAAGGGGCAGTTTATAAAGACATGCCTAGGTCTCTTATACAATTATAGCCTATATACTACTTTTTAGCAAGTTTGATTTCAATAGTCTTTGGCTTTTTATCTTCAGGAATAATACGATCTACATTAATATGCAGCATACCATCCTTCATTTCTGCACCAGTTACTTCCATATATTCTCCAAGAGCAAATGATCGTACAAATTTACGACCAGCAATACCCTTATGAACTACTTCAGCATCTATTACCTCTACAATCTCACCCTTAATAATAAGAGTTCCATTGTCTACTGAGATATCAATATTTTCCCTGGAAAATCCAGCAACAGCCAAAGAGATTCTATATGTATCTTCATCTAGTTTGAGAAGATCATATGGAGGATATGTTTGTGAGTTTGTTTTATGTGCGGTATTTAAGCGGCCTAACTCTCTGTTAAAGCCAATAAAAAAAGGATCATTGAATAGATCCATTGCATGTGTTACTACCATTTTATTCCCCTTTCAAGCGAATAAGTTATGTACCCCCAATTGGCAGGTACATATATATTATATCAAACTTTTGGAGCGAATAGCGAGAATTGAACTCGCACATTAACCTTGGCAAGGTTACGCACTACCACTATGCAATATTCGCCTTGCTGGTCTGGCAGGGATCGATCCTGCGACATCCGAATTAACAGTTCGGCACTCTACCATCTGAGTTACAGACCAAAACCCATTAATTTAAAAGAGAAGCATATTTCCCTATTTTTGGTAATGAACCTACAAATACATCCCAAGATTCATCTTTAATTTTGTTGACTGCTAAAGATGCTGCTATCACTGTTGCAACTGAAGTTCCATCAATTGCAGTCATTTTGCCACGATAATCAGGAATCTTTAAACATGACTTTTTAATAAAATTAACACAATTTCTTGATATAATCTTTGTAGTTTTATTAATATTACTAAATGAAACCACTTTTCCGTTAGCATCTGCACCAGCAACAGAATATACTCCAGTTACACAAGCAGGAAACCCGATATGATTTTTCTTTGAATCGTTACCAGTTGCTACAAAGGTTGCAACATTATTTGACTTTAAAGTAGCAACGGAA